GTTACCGCCAGTTGTCCACATAACTGGAAATGTTGGCCTGCTGTCAAATTTAACTTTAGCGGTTGAAATTTCTCTAACTACTGTGCCAAACTCATCAACCATAGTTTTCTTTTTTTCGTATTCGTCTTCTTCAAGCGAGGCGTTGTATATGGTTTCTCCAAATGCCACATCTATAACGTCGTTAGAAAATTGCCCCTCATAAAAATTAGTTTTATATGCCGCATCATTATATCTTGCAGTATCTATATCTGTTCCGTAAACATAATCGAACGCTGCTGTGCCTCTTGTAGCCATAAGCGCAACACGCTTTGTTGGATGAATAACTTCATCTAATCCTGTGCCAATTGTAGTGTCTGTTGCCGTTATCTTAAACCCATTAACGTATGCAACTATTTCTACAATTAAATTTTTTACTTTGACCTTTACGTCAATTGAATATGATGTTGCTCCATATACCCCGCCAAACGTACTGGTTGTGCTCTTTTGGGAATCTGCTAAAACTTTCATCTTAGTCCCATTAGTTTTAATAATTCTAATTGACTTTCTATCTTGAGAGGAAGATAGGCTAGTTGATTCAACAACAACAAAGTATCCAGAAGTTGCTTCTGTATTTACAAAGAAGCCAAGACCTGCACCTGGGGTTGAATCTTTAATTGATTCCATAAATACTGTGGTTCCAAATGAAAAATAAGACTCGGTGTTATTTTTCATGGCCTGGTCTACTGAATAGGTTCCAGTTAATATTGCTGTAGTTTGTGATGGAATTGTTATTGCAGGAAACTCTCTGCTTGAAACAGCAAATTCATCCTTAAGTTTTGTATTGTTTGATATGGTTAAATATGATTTTCCTTTACCTATATTCTTTGGGTCTAGCGGAGAGCCTATTACTTTGCCGTTAAAACTACTTGAGGCTAATTCAATTTGTGTAGATAATAAGTTGCCGTATGCAACGCTTGTTTTTGCTTGTATTGTAAACTTATATCTTCTTTCTGATGTTAAGCTTCCTACTGCAAATACTAGCTGGTCAGAATTATTTGTAATTGTTGCTGTTGATACTACTGCCGATCCGTCGTTTGTACCATCTGTCAGTAGCCTTTGTGTGGTTATTTCAATGCTGGTTGGCTGTACGCTTGCCTTAAGTTTTGAAAATGATATCTCTACTGCTGTTGTACTTGTTTGATTTACAACTAAATCTGACATTGTTAAAGTAGCGGTGGATCCAGCTGGAAAAACCGAGGTGTCTTTATATTGATACTCTGAGTCTAATGACATTATTTAGATCCTCCTGTTGTCCAGGTTATTGTTCTGCCAGTCCATTGATTTAAAGAATCTGCTGCTGTAGCACTATGAAAAGCTGCTGTCGTTCCAAGCGACGCCCTTGATTTTACACGAACTCTATTTGTTGGTTTAAAGTATGCGCTTTCTGGTCTTGTGGGATCTTGAAATCCTGGTTTTGACAAGTATCTATATTTGCTTACATCTGATTGTGACTCTATCCACACAGGAATCCATGTAGGGGTTGCACTAGAATCTTCTTTTGCAACGTATTGATATTGTAATGCATCAAACTCAAATATTTCTGAGTCAATTAATAAGTAGCCATTAAAATTAAATATAGATTGATACTGGCTATAGTTATCAACAGTCTTTGTTTCAATTTGCAATCCTGGATACGTCGTTGCATTAGTTAAATTATTTAAATCTGCAACTGTTGTGTCTGCGGCAATTGCATATTTTAACCCACCTGCAGAAAGAAATGTTGTTGGTGACTCCCAAAGAGGTCCTGAGCTTTGTACATAGTTAGACTTTAATGGTGTCTTCCAAATAATCTTAACCTGGTTCCCAGATGCAATTTCATCCTGGCTAAAAGAAATTATATTAGGCAATGCTGAGCCTTCCGCCTCGCTATAAAATGACCATGCGCTAGATCTTGCTGAATCATAGATATAGTCTCTACTATAAAATTGTAATATGCCTTCATCGTCAAAGAATGCGTTCATTTGTATGTCTCTACATAATATCTGTATCGCTTCCCATACTGTCTGGCTGTCTTCCGTCCACCAATAATTAATGAGCGGAACAGAGGTGTCTGGTGATTTTAAATTAAAGTTGTAGTCAGTAAATCCAATTGAGTCTAGCAATCTTCTTAGAATTGCTGTTACTGGATAATCTTCGCATAATATATCTGGGCAAAATGTTTCCATTAAATACTTTGCGCCATCTAAAGCAACTACTCTAACATCTCCGTATTCAGAAATTGACCAGTTGTCAATATAATAAATGCCTTGTTCAACTCTGTCATATTTATCAGATCCAGAAGTTATTGCCCCATCTGAATGAAATACTTTAATGTATGGTTTTAATTCTGCATACTTAAACATATACGTTTTGTCTGTATCAAATGACTCTGACAGCCTATTATATGAAAGTGTCTGTAAAGCGGTTTGGTTATATTTAGACAAATTTAAATCTATGTTGTTTGCTGTAACTATTCCAACTGGCAATATGTCTGATGGATTAGATGAAGATTCTTTAGTAATGTCTAGTGAAACTATGTCTGAAGATATGTCCTTTATCCATCTAGCTGATACTTCAATAATTGCTATTACTTTGCCGCTTCCTGGATTTGTTGCTTGAACACGAATTGATTTAATAGCTTGTGGTGTTGCATATGTAATTGGCTCTGTTGGTGCCGTCGCTGACCAAGATGAGCCACCATAATAAAGGGTTACCAGACCGCTTGCTGGTGTGCTTGTAGGGCCAAGCACCTGTGTTGAGTTATCAGACTTTGTAATAGTAATTGTATACGTTGTTGGAAGTTGATTGTACTTATCAAATTTGACTATAATTTTATTTGCTACAGCATTTTTGTTTCCAGTTACTGGGTTGGAGGCCTGCTTATATGTTACTGTTAAATCTGCGGCGGCATTCTTGGGAGCTACCCAATATTTATAAGTTGTGCTAATTCCAGGATAATAAACTCTAGGCTGTGTGTTTGGATACTGCAATGTTCTAAATGCAGAAAATGCTGTTGTGTCGCTTGGAAGGGCAATAAAATATTTAATGCCTGGTCCTGAAGGTCTAAATGGCTTTATTACAGAATCAACTGGGAAAAGCTTTTTAAATGGATTTAATCTAATAGTTGTTCCAGCGGCAGAAGTAACTCCAGAAATATAATTTGCATCTGTTGCAGTTGTGCTTGCGGCAATTCCATCAATCATAGAATTCATATTATATTCAATGGTGCATCCTATATCAGTTCTTACTGATGTATTGTTGTAGAATACATTTTCAAGATTTGTAGGCAAGATTAAACCTCTTCCATTGAAAGAGATATATTCCAGTGTGCTTGAATTCCACGCTTGACTAGATCAAATGAGCAGTCTGTAAATGAAACTGTAAAGGCTTCATATCCAGAAGATACCTGGCTTGATCCATCTTTTGCATAATTAATGCGTATGTCAAACGTACCTTGTCCAAGAGTACTGTTATAAAATGTTCTTAGATCCTCAGCTCCCCAATATCCATCAACTGTTAATGTTCTATATGATGGTACTAGATCCCATGAAATATTGAATGCTTCCTTATCTGCAACAAAAAATTTGCGTAAAGTTCCATTTGCCATTCTTTTTGATTGTTGAATTCGGTTATGGTTTATTGTAAATTGACCTCTATTGTGATCTGTTACTGTATTCCATTTTGTTGTTCCATCCCCGCCATTTGCCGATGCATCTACTCCATATATTTGAAGAAGGGCGCCTTTAGGTAATGTTATTGCTGCCATCAGTTATTTCTCCCTCTTCCAATTGTTGCTTCACGAATTCTCATCTTTCTTTCAATTGCATTTGCTACGTCATCTGCAGACATGTCTGTTCCATTAAGTGTAACGTTAATATTATACAGGGAGTTTGAAGAAGTTGCCATACCCCCATTATTATATTTAACTCTTCCTCCCATTGAATATGCTGGAACATTATAAACTGGACCACCCATAGCCATTTTATTAATTTTATCAAGCATAGGTATTCCTGCTGCCTGGACAGCTTTTGCACTTACAACATACTCTCCATTTGAGAGCATTGCTGGAATTGAATCAGATGTTCCATTTCCTGCTCCACTTACATATCCGCCCATAGCCATCTTAGCTCTTTTGCCAACTTTATTAGATACAGAATCAAATTCATATGCAACTCCTACTGAGTCCACCGCATAAGTTTTTCCGTTATATTTAAATAATTTATAGTTAGAATTAGTATTTGGATCTGTAAATTGTGATTTAGACAACTGTCCTTTTTTAGCAGCTTCTTTAAGTGTTTTTGCTTGTATATTTGGGGTATCTCCGCCAAATTTATTTGGAGAAGACGAACGGTTATTTGAAACACCCTCCCTAAAAGACTTAACTGCTTCTAAGAATATATCTACAGCACTTGCAAACTTTTGATCTGCTCCTGCTACAGACTTGCTTGAAAATTCATTCATCATGGCTTGATAAGGACTTATTTCTCTTATCTCTCTGCCATCATAAGCTTTTCTTCCAGTGTATTCTTTAATTAATGCTTCTGCAGCTGCTTTTTGTGGCCCCCCTGCTTCTTTTGCTTTTTGTAAAACTTCCATCAATGAAGTAATACCTTTTGCTGGAGAGCCCGCATATTTTGCAACTATATTTGCAACTTGATTCTGTAGTGCCTGTAGCTCAGCTGATTTATCAGCTGTTGCAGATTGTCTTTTGCCAGCAACAGTTAATGCTTTTTGCAAAGCATCTTTCTTTGCTTGTAGGGCTTCAATTTCGTCTTCAATCTTTTTACGATCAGCATCAGCCTTATCGTTAATAGAATTTCTAGCTAATTCTTTTTCTCTTTCCCCACGTAATTTTTGTATGTTTAATTGCTCTTGTGCCGCCTCTGACATATTTCCAGAAGCCAACGCTTCTTGATATTTAATTTGCGCTTGCTTTATAGATATTTCGAAACTTTGTGATCTTTCCTGAAGATCTAGTATTGCTAATCTCTTTTTTCTTTCTTCTTCAAGCTTGTCTATTAATTCTTCTTTATTTTTAATAGCCTCGTCATAAAAAGAACCATCTATCTTTTGTGCATTCTTAGCAGCAGTTGCCGCATCCTCTGCTGCCGCTTTTGCAGCTGCCGCTGCTTTTCCAAGACTTGTGCTTCCAAGTACTGTTGTTGCTGATCTTTGTAGTTCTTCAAATCCGTTTACTGCGTTTATTGCATCCGTTGCGCTTAGTCCACCTATATCTAAGACATCTGACAATCCAGATAAATAAAGTTTATATTTTGCAAAAACACTTAGAATGCTTTCGGAATTGCTAAGCATTGAGCCAAGAACAAGGTTCTGGCTTTTTAGCTCCTGAAGATTTGCTTGATCAATTTCTTGTGTGGCCGACTTAATCTTTTTAATTTCGTCAATAGTCTTTTTAAATGCATCTGCTTCTGTAATTTTTTTACCATCAATTTTAGTTCCAATAAGGGAGTTCATGTATGAGTCTAAATTATTTAGTACAGCATCTAGTCCATTTGCAAATTCTTCTACATTAAATAATGATTTGTCAGAAACTACTTTGCCAAGCAATTTTACAGATGTCATAGCCGCAGATGATCTATCTTCAATTTCTTTAAACCCTGTAGTAGTTATTGATGCCAGAGCCTGTGAAGATTTATTTGATGCGCTCACAAGAGTGTATATCTTATTTGTTGCTTCTTGGACACTCATTCCAAGTGAGACGTATTGTGCCTTCATTGCAATTGCTAAATCATTTACTCTTGCAGAGTCTATGTTGTTAAACAAATCTACAGTATCTTTTGCATTAATCTTTGCATCTTTTATGCCTTCTTTTAGCTGAGTAATTGTTAAATTTAATCCTGGTATTCCAGAAGATGTCATTGATGCATAGTTTGATGCATTTTTAGCTTGAGTTAATTCTAATTCTTCTCTGACAGCCTTCATTCTTTCTGCTACTGAAGTATATTGAATTCCTACTTCTGCAAGTTGTTCTTTTGTCCCGCCAAACATTGCACGATTAACTTTACCAGCGTCTTCGGCATCTTTTTTAAATTTATTAATTAATCCTATAACTCCAGCTAAAGCTCCGATAAGAGCCCCTGGAATTGTTAATCTTCCTAAAATTGTTGCTACCGTTTTTATAGTAGGCAGAAGTCCAGAAAATCCTTTCATTGCAGTCATCATTGGAAGAATGTTTGACGCCATCATAATTGCTGTTCCAGTATTTCCGCCAACCATTGATCCAGCAATTCCACCTGCCACTCCAATTCCAAGTTGTGCTGGTAGTCCCATTGGGCCTCTAGACATTCCTTTAGCCAAGCCTCTTCCGTATGGGTTCTTAAGGCCAGCGATAAATCCACCGCTATTAGGTCTAACATCTCCGCCATCTTGATATCCTGGAATTATCCCGCCTGCGTTTCTAGGAACAAATAGCTCTGGACCATTTTCTCCAACAAGGTAAGGTCTTCCAGCATTTACTGGACCACCCATTGCACGAGCACCATCTACAACTGTTTCTAGTTGCAGTCTTCCATTTTCTGCATTAACAATTCTAAACTTTCCGCCAAATATAGATTCTTTTTCTGATCTTGAATTGTTTGTTAGCTTTTGTCCAAATGGTGCCGCAAATTTTGCTTGTGGGAAAATTTCTGAAGATGGCACAACATTTCTATTTTTTACTAAAGCTTCTAATAAAATTGATTTACCTTCAGTGTCTGCTCTAAATCCTGGAGCAAACATTGAGGCAACGCCTCTGTCTGAACTCCATGAAGAGCGACGCATAATAAATTCTTTTCCAATTAAACCTGAATAATCTCCAGTTGCTCTTGCTTGTGTAAGAGCATCTAAAATATTTTGTGGCAGTGGGTTTGATCTATTATTGCTTAAACGAATTCCTCTATAAAGATTTCCACTAAATTTCTTTGATAAAGTTTTTATTGCTTCTGTAGCACCTGGAGTATTTAATATTCCATAGTTGCCTTCCATATATTGACGAAGTATGTATTTACCACGATCTTCTAATGTTCCAACTGGGAATCCTGGAACATGCGCCATACGTGCAAATTGTGGATCGTTATAAGCAATTTCTATAGTTCTTGCAAATGGGTCCTTCTCAAAGGGATCGTGATGTGATTTTGATCCAACATGCATTGCTCTACCAATTTGTAATGGTCCATGTAATGGATCTTGGTTTCCTAATGTATATTGCATTCCTTGTGGATAGAATTGTTTCTTTGGCTTCCACTTAGAAGTTAGTTTATTAATTATTGATGAAGATAATGGCTTTACAATTCTTCCACGCATATTACTTCCAAAGTATTGCATACCTGGAACCATTCCGCCCATATTATATTTTCCATTTTGAACTGGAGCTGGAATACTTCTTCCGCCTTGTGATGTAACTGCTCCGCCCATCATTGGTACAATTCCCCCAGAATTCATTCCAACCCAGTTGTTTGTTGAAGCTTTAAAGTTAGATGCAATTGATTCTTCTGCTGAATCAAATACTATTTTTGCAAAATCTTGTTCGTCAATTAAACCACGGTTTGACAATACTTTATAGTTTATTCTATTTGCTGCTCCTGATAATATATTATTTACAACAGCTGGAGGCAGCCCAAGCTCGTGATGAAGGTGCATTGCAAGGTCGGTTAAGTTTCCTGGACCAATTTTTACCCAATCTGCAGCAGTTGCAGTTTTGTCATTTAGCTTTTCGTTAAAATGTTGAGATCCTTTAACTGACATTGCTGGAAGAACTCTGTATACTTTATCTGGGTCTATTTTGCCAGTTGCTCCTAAAGCAATTAATTCTGAGCCTTTTAAATCTGGTGTAGAAGCTGTTCCTTTTGGTAAACCGTATGTATCTAAAAACTCTTCACTTACTGCATGAATATTTACTTCTGACTGTCTTTTATCAATTTTGCCGTCTGCGCCACGAACTCTCTTTAATGGCCTTGCCCCGTATAATCTAGAAACTTCTCTGCCAGCCTTAGATTTAAAAAACCTAGGAGAAGAAAAATCAGAATATCCGAATCCACCTGGTCTTGCCCCAGGTGTTGAAAATGCATTAAATCCACTTGTTCTTTGATGCCCCTTGCTGCTCATTGTAACGCCTCTAGAGGCACCTACTGCAATCATTTTATTTCTTATGCTTGCAATTACTCCGCCTAGCTGTCTACCTTGAACTGGAACAATCATAGCCTGTCCATCATTAAGGGCTCTCATTCCATCAGGATCTTGCTGTGCAACACCCTTTCTGATTACAAACTCACCTGGAGTAAGCATTGCTGGAACGGTATCAGTATTTCCAGATCCTGGAACCTGATCTCCATTATTATAGAATACCTTTCCACCCATGTTAAATCTTTTTGGTCTTGTTGTTTCTATTGAGTATGGTGCACCGTAAGTTTTAACTCCTAGGGCTCCCGCAATCTTATTTATAAGAGTTCTATTTCTTGGTCTTGTTAACTCTTTCATATTAGCTTTTCCAGTTACTGGATCAAACGCTGGTTGATTTACAATTGGAAGTTGAGTTAAATTGATTGTTCTTCCTTGTGCAGTAGCAACTCCTGTTGCTGCCTGCCCCATCATTGCTTCAATCTGTTGGTTTAATGCAATAATTTTTGTTCTTGCCTGATCAACAGTTATTTTAGACGCTTGAAGCTCTGCAACTATCTGCGCTGACTCTGTTGCCGCTAAACTAGTTATTCTTGACATCTCTGGAAGAAGTGCTTGATATGAATCTGACAATGAGGTGGTAATTAATCCAGTAGCCGCTATTTCTTTTTTAAGTATTGCTATTTCTTGTTGTGACTGCATTGCTAGTGCGCCAGTCATTGAATGGAATTTAGCAGCTTCTTCTGCAACAATTCCTGTTGAAACTCCACGTATTGAGCTGACTCCTTCTATCTTTGGTAGATCGCCAGACATATACATTTGTGGGTTATTGCTTATTTTTTGATTAACTAATGGTGCTCCTGGAACAATGCCAAATATTGTTTGTGCAGCTTTTTGTTCTGGTGTCATCTGGCTTACTGGATTTGGATGAGAAAAAGATCTAGTATCTCTATCGCTTACAAGTGGATGGCTTGGAACAACTTCTCTTGCACCACCCATTAAAGTATTTCCCGCAATTGTTGATATTACTGGTGTTGCTGATATTGTTCCAGAACTTGCTTTTCTAGTTAGCTCATCTAGTTCTAAATTTAAATTGGCTAGCGCTTGTCCCAAAATGTTTGCTGCTTTTGCATCGCTATAGAATGTTGTTTCCATAAGATTTCCAGCTTTTTGAGCTGCTAAAATTTCAGGAGTTAATAACTTCCAGCCTTCTCCGCCTTTAAACAATGCCTTAAAATGTGCAACTCCCTTGATAATATATCCAAAGAAGTTAGCAAGAACACCAGTTAACATAATTGCAGGACCTGCTAGTGCTGTTAGCCCACCTACTAATGTTAAAATCTTTTTAATTGGGTCGGGAAGTTTATTATTAAATTCAATTACCTTGTCAATTAAGTTAATAAAGAATGTTTGAATATTAAGGAACGCATCTCCAACTCCTGCAAGATCTGCCTTTAGTCCTTCTAATGCTCTACGGTATTTACCAGAAGCCGATTCTGTAATTTGTGCTAATTCTCGTCCAGCTACATTTGCTAAATCTGATGCACTAGCATTCATTAAATCTAAAACTTCTAGTGTTTGGCTTCCTTGTTTTCCTAGGTTATCAAATAAGGCTGACAATCTAGCAAACTGAAACTTTCCAAATAGTTGTTCAATTGCTTTTGATTTAGTTAATGGGTCAAGTGTGTCTAGTGCCTTTTGTAATTCTAATATTGTTGCTGTTAAATTTCCAGCATTGCTTGTTACGATTCCACCTAAATCTATTCCAAATCCTGCAAACATTTCCTTTGCAACTTTAGTTGGGTTAATAAGAGAAGCTAAGGATGACTTGATTGCATTTGCGCCTTCTGATGCATTGATTCCGCCTTCTTTCATAGCAGTTAAATAAAGAGCTAGGTCTTGTACACTTCCGCCTAAAGACTTTACAACTGGTCCAGCTTTTGGAATTGCTTCAACTAAATCTGCAAGGCTAGTTGAGGTTTGGTTTTCAACTGCGTTGAGGAAGTTAATCGACTCAGAAAGCTGTTGTGTATTTTGATTAAATGCTGTTTGAATTGCAAGCGTAGCCTTCATTGCTTCTTGACGATCAACTTCTCCAAGGACTGCTAGCCTTGTTGTTTCTCTAGTTGAGTTAAGAAGATCTTCTCCTTGTTTTCCAGTTGCCGCAATATCCGCTGCTAAAGCTATAGTCTCGGTATAAGATGCACCGTATTGTTGTGCTAAATCTTTTGCTGTTGCTGCAACTTCTTTTCTAATTTTTCCTAGCTCTACAGCAGAAGTTTGTGCAACCCCACCATAAACTTTAGTAAGTCTAACTAGTTGTTCGTCTGCGACTCTAAATGCATCTGCTGCTGCTTTGCCAAATGCTGCGATTGGAACAGTAAGTCCGACGGTTAACTGACGTCCTGCCCACTGAGTATTCTTACCCCAGTTAATTAATTGCACTCCGCCATCTTGAATTACCTTATTCATGATCTGCATTTCTTGCTTAAGCAGTGCAGCCTTATTCTTTGTTACGTCCAGTCCTCTTGGGACCTGTACGTTAAATTGCATTAACCCTTCAGCATTTCTGCCTAATGGTTGAAGAATAGAATTTTGTAATTGAACTTGTTGTTTTGCTAAATCTCTAATTAAACCGCCTGCAGTTTTTGAATGATTTTGCCATGTGCCATAATAGTCTTTTAACTTAAGTTTTCCAGAATCTAAATTCTTTCCAAACTTATCTACATCGGAAGACAGGCTTACAAAGTGTGTGGAGAACTGCCCTGTGCTTCTTAATGTTGAAGCAAAATTCTGTTGAATCTTTGCTGCTTGCAATGCAAGCGCTTTATCAGTTGTTGTAAGAGTTTGTTTTAATTGGGCAAGATTAGTAGTAACCTTATTGACATTTGCAATTAGATCTGAAAAGTCAGCATTAGCGACTATATTCGTGACTATGTTTTCATCAGCCATTTATATATGCTACCCCTTTTCGTATCCTAATCCTGCTCCAATTCCAAATCCTGCACTTGATGCTAATTGACCTTGTAGTGAAACTATATCATCACCACTAGTATTTATACCAAGTGCACGTCTTTGTACATCTTCAAAGGAAGGACCTTCTTGTTCCTCACCGTCTTTTCCTAAGTCTATGCCTTGGATTGACGCTAAGAATCTTCTTTTTTCTGACTCAGTCTTTTGCATTGATTTCAAAGTTTGAATCAGTTCTGGCATTGAAAGACTGTCTTCTAGTTCTTCGTAATTCTTCCAGTGTCCTAAAAGAAAAACTTCACCCTCTAAAGCGGCTAAATCTAGTTCTGACCAGCCAGAACCGCTGCCGCTAGAAGGTTTGGGTCGTCCATCTTAATCCCACCGCATACTTCAAGGATGCGATTGATTGTGGGAACGTCTAATGCATCTTCTAATGCATCTCTATCTGCTACCAATTCTGGTAACTGCTTTTCTAGTGCAACTGCACATGCGTCAATAAGGATATCTAGTGTTTCATCTTCTGATTTTGTATCTGCGGTCTTGCTAATTGCAGTCATAAATTTTCTTAACTCTTTAATTGTGAGGGGCTTTAATTTTACCTTAGCCCCATTTTGTAATTCAATTTCTTCTACGTCGTAGATCTTAGTAGCCAATTTATCCTCCTAGGATTGTCTTAATTATTATAACAAAACACGCTTACTAATACAAGCAGAAAACCCCCAAATTAATGGGGGTTTCCGCTAATCTAAATAAATTTAGATATTATGAGTAAACTCGGTCAATAATCTTTCCGTACTCTGAACCAGCATATGCTGACTCTGGGAGTAGACGGAATGTTACTGGGAATGTTGTTGGAGTGTTACGTGCCAACGAGAACTGTGACTGTTGTACTGAAAGAACACGACGTGCATAATATACACGCTCATTCTTTAGGCTTCCTGACACTGCGTAATCTGGAGCTGGTCCAACAGCAACGAGCTGACGCTCTACTGGTGCTGAAAGAAGTGCTCCTGCTGCAAGACCTAATTGCTTAGGTGTTGAAGATGTTGGATCTGCAGATGTTAGTGACTGATCTGCTGTAACTGTTGTTACTGATCCACCTGAAAGTGTTCCTGGCTGTCCAAAAACTGCAAGTACGTTCTCAAGAACGCCTTCTGCCATTTCTGTTGCAATCATAACTTCCATTGACTCCTTGAATAGCTTTGCGCTATCAAGAAGCTGATCTACTGTTACATTTCCATAAGTTGGATTGTATGTAATCTGAAGACCGTTGTTTGTGAATCCGACATTCTTCCACTTAGTTGTTGCTGCATCTAGTGTTGCTGTGTAAGATGCTGATGAAGAGAATGATTCTTTATTTGAACCCGCTGTTGGGTCTAAAGAAGAATCTCCTGTTGTAGCAAGACTAAGGAATAGTGGTGATGCACCGACTATAATATTCTTTGCGTTATTTGGCGCTGAAATTGCCATATTTTTTACCTCCTGTTATTTCAAAATCATAAATAAATCTATCAAAGCTGGCTAGGCTGTCTTTCCTCTTAGTCCAATAATAGGGCTTTTTGAGTAAAAAGGCAAACTAAATGAACCTTCCATTTGACCCAGCTGCTCTTGAATATTTAATTTCTAAAACAATATCTGCTGATAGAAAGCCTTCCATTTCTTGAGATGGCTCTGTTGGGGATATATCGGCTATAAAGATGCTGTAGAATTTGAATTTATTTGATAAGTCTACCCAATTATTTACATCTCTAGCTGACTCATCTACTCTTCTAAATTCATCTGTCATAAAATTTCTAATCTCATTTATTTCAGAAACATCTGTTGAATAGATCGTAAATAGGATTTGCTCACAGCATATAGCCCATAGGTCTTCATAGGACATTCCTATCTTATCGTAGACTATGTGCTTCTTTCCGCTCAAGAATTGATTTAATTCCGCCACCTGTTGGACGGGAATAATAGGAACTGTAATATCTCCTATATTCTCACTATAGTAATCATCCTCATTAAATATATCTGTATCCTTTAACCGCTTCCAAATATACTTACGTAATTCCAGCATTGCGTCTAATTTATAATTAACCATTATGCACCTCCAAATGCTGAAGTTAAAGCAAAGTTTGCCTGTGATCTGACAGTATTAGCAGAGAATGAATATTTAACTCTTTTAATGTCGATGGGAATACTTAGTGCTTTACTAATTGAACTATTAAACATCTTTTGAAATCCCGATTTCTTAATTGATAGGTTAACTAAATTGCCTGTAAAGAATTGTTTGTATGCTATCTTGAAGGTGTCTTTTACTCTGGTACCTCCAGGCTTTGTAACGGTCACTGCAGCCCCTTTGGGCATAAATACGGTAGAACCATCAACCTCAAAAACAAGTCGCTCTGCGGACCTTGGGCGGATTATTACGGGTATACCAGATTCCATGACTGCCGCTTTATTTGCAAATACATGTCTGTGTTTTCCCTTGCCTGTTGGAACTAATGATTTAGATAATTTAAAATTATATCCTAGTCTAAATGACAATCCATCTTGTGATAACTTGTTTATTTCAAATAGTCTTGCTTCTGAGTTTCCAGTCTTTTTCCATTCATAGACATGGTGAAATGCTATTGGTGCAGTTCTTGCCTTGGCATCTATATATGCACCAAAGTCTTCGTTAATCTGTCTAAATATCATTGTATTAAATTTACTTTGAAAGTTTTTATTAGAAGTAAGCTTTGCCATAACATGAGCCTGATAATATACAGTAGCAGAAATTTGGGCAACCGTTGAGTCTTTTAGTATAGATGTATTTAATCCAGTCATTAATGATTCTAATCCACTGGCTACAGATACTAATGCTGTACTAGACTCCAATTACCTGATTCTCCGATCTTTTAGCTGTAGTGCTATATGCAAGAATTGTTCCGAATGGATCAAGTATTGGAGTTACGCCAATTACCTCAAATACGGTTGGAGACTCTGTTGGGTGATTTAATTCTTTCCAAATATAGTTATTGTTTTTATCTCTAATCGCTGTAATCTTATGTCTAATGTTTAACTTCTCTACAGTTCTAATCTGTATCATTTGTTCATTAGTATACTTATTAGTCATAACTTGTCTGTCTCCGCCTCTTGAAGTTGCAGAGTTGCTAATTATTCCTTTAGCGCTACAGTTTAATGTAGTTCTATATTGAAACTCTTTTATCATAGCGCCAGTATCTGGGTCCTGTGTATCTGCTTGTATATAAACGTCCAGCAGCATTGGTAATACTGATGTTATAAGATCCATTTTAGAATGTTGCCATTCCGTTAATTCTATATGAGTTAAGAAGCTGGTCTGCATATAGATTGCCAGTTCCAGTGTGTGCTTCTGGCATGTAGTCAAATTTCCAGTCAAAAGTACTTATACTCTTAACATACTTATTTTTCCATGCAGTATCTTTATCAAAGTATTGCTGCATTAAAATACGGCATGCTTCTTCAACATTGTCTGGCACGGATGGCCAACCAAATCTTCCAGAAATTCTATATCTAAAATCTTTTTTAAATGCTCCAGAAAAACCTCTGTCATTAATAGAAGGAGGAATTAATCCGTTAGAAGTATATGTAATATTATCTAATAAGTCTTGTCTATCTACCCTAATACCAAAATTAGATTCAGATATAATTGGGTCATAAATCCAATCATTAACATTAGCAATATTGTCTACTATAAGAACATCGTTTTCGTATAGTTTATGTATCTCATATATTCTATATGGAAGAGGCAATGTGTCTGAGCCATGACCATATGCAACTTCTTGATCATCATAAAGATAAAATGACTGATTGCAATATTCTTCAATAAGTTTTCTAGCGTATTTCTCCGCCATCTGTAACTCATTGTATGTCTTATAATTTGGATCACTAACATCTGAGCCGATATTTAAATCTTCAATAACTTCAGATAGATTTGCATATGGAGTAACAACCTCTGTATATGTAGTATGAGATCCAGCGGTTGCAGAAACTGTATATGACCAAACAATCTTAAACTTTCTATTTCTGCGGCAAAATGAGACTGGCAGAACAATTTGATATGTTCCAGCATCTGAGTCTAACTTTGTTGCAGTTATTGTTGTTTGAACTGTCGTTGGAAGAACAGTGGGACTAATCTTGACGTCTGAGGTAATATCATATACAGTCGCTACTACGCTTCCATCTGCATCGATAATTTCTCCGTCATAAAAGATTTTTGTCTTAATTGGTGAAGTTTGATCAATATATATCTCTGACATTATTTACGTTTTAAATTAGCTATAGAAGTCTTGTGCTTCCTTTGGTGTAGCTGGTCTAAAACCCTCCTCTTTATCAAAGATCGCTTGTGCTACGTCTGAAGACATTGCTACAAATGGGTGCGCTTTGGTGAATGTTTTTCCCATAATATCATAACGGAAGTTTTCTCTAGTCATTCTAACAAGAACCATATCGTCTGTGATTTTCTGGTTCTTATCAAATCTAGGAAGGACTTCAATTTCTTCCGCCTCTTCCTCAATATTTTTAATTGTTTGTTCGTACACTGCCCATGTTACGCCTTCTTCTGCTAGGGCTGCAATAATATCGTTCTTGTTCTTTAAGCTGGTTGTTTCAACTGCAAAGTCCTCTGCAATTTTTTTTAGTTCTGCTACCTTTAGGGTGTCGAATGACATCTTATATTCTCCTTTTTCTAGGTCAATTAATTATAGCATTAGTAAATTAAAATGAGAAGCCCCCAAAATTAATTGGGGGCCTCTCTTGCGGATTTAATCCTAAATTATGAAGCTACTTTTACGTTCTTCACTACGACCCAAGCATCTGCTTGTTCGATCTGGACGCCAACACGAGTATACATTGTGTACTCAATTGAGTCCTTACGTGGCCAGAAGAAACGGTAAACAGTTACATCACGCTTAATTCCAACAACTACGTTGTTAGGGAATGTTAAGTGGATATCTCCGTGGTTTCCTGTCTCTCCTGAATAGTCGCCGTCCTGTGCTTCGTTTAGAAGTGGAACTTCAACAATTGGAATACCAAATGCATAAGGTGCTACGTAACCTGCTGGTCCTGAGACTGGCTGTACATCACCACGGATGATGCTTGAAGCAATATCCTGTGGAATTGTCTGGTTAGTACCAATGCTGTTTGCATATAGGAAGTCCTGGATCAAGTTTGATCCAACTAGGAAGCGAAGGTCTGCACGACGCTGCTTGTACTTACGTGGAAGATCCTTTAGTGCAGAGTTAAATGCTGCACGAGAAATTGCTGCTCCACCGTGATCTACAACGTGACCGTATGACTTAGCCTTCTTTACAACACCATCAAATGCCTTGTATAGGTTATCTGATGATAGTGATGTGTTACCGTTTAGGATAACATCTTCAATGTCGTTTCCTGCCTGTGTTGCCATCATTCTGGCAATATGATCTTCTAGATCTGGACCTTCAATGTTGTCTTCTAGAGACTCTGTTGAAAGTTCCCAATCCAAGCGAAGCTTCTTTGTTGTCAAAGAAATCTTTGAGAATGAGACCGCTGAGTTGCCACCAGTTTGATCAGCTTCGGTTGCTAGAACCATAAGCTTCTCTCCTACTGACATACGATCAATCTCTGTTGTATCTGCTCTCATTCTTACTGTACGGGCGACTTTACCAATTACGGTTGCATCGAACATATAGTCAAGGAAGCGAGCTGATTGCTCTGGGTTAAGGAGTCCACCTTCACCCTCAGAGCCAATGTGTACTCCAGTAGTAGCTACTGCAGCACCTGTCATATTACCTGTAACTGCTGTGTTAGCAGCTACTGACTTTTCTAATAATTCATTGCTCATATATTTTCACCTACCTTTGTTTATCTAATTAATTCGTTTACGGAACCGAGGAAAGAACCGTTCCATTTTGATTTCTTTATTGTACTTACTTCCTGAGACCCGCCAAGGTCTGAGGACTTCTTAATTGCAGTCTCACCTTCTACTGCATCGACACGCTTTTGTACGCCATCAATCGTGTTTCTGATATCTTCAACAGCCTTTGAAAGGACTGCGTGTTGTTCTGCTAGCTCTGTGATTCGGCCATCAATGCTCTTGCTGAAAGTTTCAACTGTTTCTGTAACAGTCTTAACCTGCGCTGCATTTGCATCTGTAGCCTTGCTTAGAGTTTCTGAGAAAAAGCCTTTAAGATCGCCCAACATCTTTGCAAAATCAGGTTCATCAACCTCAACTTCTGATACGTCGGCTGCTTTTTCCAGAGTTTCAGCAGAAGCGTCTGCTACTGCATCTTCTGCAGGAGCTTCTTCAGCAGCTGGTGTTTCTTCAACAACAGGTGCTTCTTCAACAACAGTCTCTTCAACTGTAGTGTTTTCTGTATTTTCTGACACTTCATTACCTCCTTCTGCGTTTGCCTGTTTTGCAATTGTTTGTGTTTCAGGCAACGTGGATCTTGACTTGTATAAATCAAGAATTCTATCTATCTCTTTTGACTTGTTTACATCTGATGATTCTACCCAACCGATTAAAGTTGCTGGCTTACCAGAAATTGGTGAATCTAATGTCTTGTCTGTTGATACAAAAACAGAGTTACTTTCTTCGCAATAGAAAATATTTTCTGTAACTACATCTGCCGCCATACCTTTAAATATCATCTGTCCGTTCATCTTCTCAATTGATAAGATGTTGCACAGTTCATTTGCTGGTGAATCTACAATTGAAAGTTCAACTAGTTCATAGTCTTTAATGAAACGAACTGTCTCACCATTTGACTTGTTAACTTCGTTGTCTGATTCTAAAATTTTTCCGCCGATTGAAAATCCTGCTAGGGTGCCATCTAAAACCTTTTCCCATGTGTCTTGTGCGCCTTTTGAAATATAAGATGTAACATAAACACCGTTATAGAAAGCTTTTGAAATTGGGTCATAGAAAGTTTCTGGCTTAAATGATACAACCTTGCCAACTGCAAGTGGCTGATGCATTTCTCTTAGATTTCCACGGAATCTTTCAAATGCTTTCATGCTGGCCTCTGCTGTAACTACATCGCCAGTTTGATCAATATTGTCTAGTGTTGCAAAACCTGAAACAGTTCTCTTCTCACGATTTACTTTTGTGAAGGGGACTGATAGATGGAGGTTATTTCCATTTGAAGACCAGTTAGATTTTTCAATGTTCATATGCTTAATTTTATCTATTTGTAGATAAAAAGGCAAATAGTGGTTGAGTAAAGTTATTCAACCTGTCTTCCGTCGCCCTGAGCATTTCTTCCTTCACCTGAAATGTCTGGTGAATTACCCTGTCTTTGTTGATCTCTGACACGAGTATTATTAGCCTGTGCTCTAATTTCAGCCTGCTGTTGTGGCTTTAATTCAACCATATCATCTCCGCCGTCCAAAGGAATCATGCCCTTTCTAATACGGACTTCATTTGGAGTAATTACCTGCATTCTTAAATATCTTTCATCAATCTTAGATTGAGTATCCTCATCTGTAAGAGTTAATTCATTGAATTTAAGAGAAAGAGCATCTGTCTTTTCTTCAATAATTTTATTTAATTTCTTCTCTAATGTCATTTGTGCTGGACGACAAACTTGCTCTTTAAATGTCTTATCAGCATCTCTTGCCACCGCTAAATTTACACCCTCTGGGGTTCCAATTTTATTAATTGGTACACGGTGAGCCAAAAGAATTTCATCTCTATTTGCTTTGCGATAAAGATTAAATGAAGATTCTTGTGTGCCAGCCTCAATTGGCTCCATCTTAAATTCAACCTTTGAGTCTGGGCTATCTGCTGGAAGAGGAATATATAAAGATCTGTGATTTTTTCCTCTTAAGCCTACCTGGAAAAATTCAAGCAATTTTCTTTCTGATTCTGGGGATAGCTTTGCCCCCTTTACTGTAATAATATATCTTGGGACCGCCTTATTTTCAAAGTAGTCTAGGTTATATTTACCAGCAAATTCATTTCCAGCCAATGCGTTCTGTGCTGCAATAATGTCTGGTATTCCATAATAGTTATTTGTTGGAGTATATTTCTTTAAATGAATAACTTCGTTTGGTCTGTCTTCTCCGCCTGCGATTGGGCTCTCGGTATCTACGTCTCCGAAGTTTCTAAAGTAAACAGCCTTGCCGTAAAGCAATTGAATAAAGCCGTCTCTTAATCTACGTACTCTCATTGTCTTTGCTGGGATGTGTCCAATGTATCCTATGTTGCCTGAAGTTGTTCTGCTGATTTCAAGGTAGCCGTTGCCAGTTGCTTCTAAGTCTGTGTAAACCTTAATAAGTGTTTGTGTAAAAGTATCTTCATCGTTTGTTGAATCAAGCCACAGCTGTAAGTCTTGCTTTAATTTATTAAGCTTTCTGCGGGCTCTTTCTAATTGCTTGTCGTCTGTAATAGAATCGAATGCGTCGTTAGTTTTTCTTGTCTCAGAAAAATCATAACCTAGTCCAACAATGTTTGCTACCTTCGCATTAATTGCTGCGTAGTTATAAGTTGAGATTTCATAAATTCTTGAAAGGTACTCTTGGTTATATGGTGGCT